GTTCGATAATCCGCAACAAGCTGCCGATGCGTACAGAGCACGGCAAAGGCGTCAAAACCAGAAGAATCCCGGGAGTGGTGGGAAAGGTTCCAAGAACAACAATTGGGACAACTCAAGTACTGCAAGCTCCACAGCGAGTTCAGCTGGGTCTTGCGCACCAGCACACAAACCTGTTAAGAGCACAAAGAAAACATATGTGACTCACATCAGGTATCCCTTCTTGGCTTATGATGGAGAATCATTCTTTAGAATTGATCCTCATGAGACAACGATAGGTATAGTGCCGGTGAATTGTGTTAAAAGCAACGTGGGTTATTTCCTGGTTGATCTTGAGGATAATGTTGAGACGTCGAAGAATAAAGAGGAGAAAACCATTCCCCCTTTTGGCGACGTCCGAATTCCAGGTTACCGTCGAGTTGATGTCTCCGGTAAATGGATGGACATGCCCGAAAGCAACTATGTTGTTGTTGAGCCACTGTGGCGAATGTACCTGAAGTCATACAGGACACCTGTTGTTTCAGATAACATAGCCAAAGCCGTTTTTGCACATGCGGTTGGGTTCAACAACTTTAAAGGAATTAGACCAGAGTGCTTTGCACAAGCTTGCGAAAACACAGCACTTGCGTTTCTGGGCAAACTGCACCAAATGGAAAGCACACGGTTGTCTGCGACATACGTGAGAACGATTGTCACAAACAATTTCCAAACCATTGGCGTTGACGATGGGGTTACATATAGAAACATGTCTCGGAGTTATCCTGGGTTACATGATTTTTATGAGCCCATTCGCGAAATGAATGTGGATGCTGTCATTCCACTCAATTACCTAGTTCGGGGGGACTTTGAAGTTGAGTGCTATGGCGGGGTCACATTGGACGACGACGGTAGACCAGTGTTTCCAGAAGGTATGGTTGAGATCCGCAGGTACAGGACTGTGTTCTTTCGACTGTCAGGCCAAGGCCAAGCTGAGTGGTGTGAGCATGCTCCCACCAGCTATAACCTAAATCGCGCCTTAAAGCGCATGTTGGGTGGCAAGGCTAACGAGGAGAGTGACCGGGCAACTGCAATTGCCATGGGTACCTTGTTGCGTGACCTCCTTATGCCAGAGGAGGGTGAAACGAATCACGTGCAAGGCGCTGACCTCATGTATGACAGGTTGTTGAATGGCAGGGAAGTTGATGACACCCTTGCACACCACATTGACCCACAGAATTGTGTGATCATGGTGCGCTTGCTGAATGATTTGTTGGGCATGGGAAATCTATGGGGGCGTCGCTTAGCGCGCACATGGAACACCTCATGGATTGATCCAACGAGAACTGCAGCAAATTGGGTGTATGCGAAGGTTTGGGAGGCACAAGCGACATACTTAGC